TCAGGGACTTCAGGGACTTGCAGGAACAACACAGGGTACTCAAGGACTTCAGGGTGCTCAAGGTTTACAGGGTGCTCAAGGTCTTCAGGGTACTCAAGGTCGTCAAGGTACTCAAGGACTTCAGGGTGCTCAAGGACTTCAGGGTGCTCAAGGACTTCAAGGACTTCAGGGACTTGCTGGAACAACTCAGGGTACTCAAGGTTCTCAAGGTTTACAGGGTACTCAAGGTCTTCAGGGACTTCAGGGACTTGCAGGAACAACTCAAGGTGCTCAAGGTACTCAAGGACTTCAAGGTACTCAAGGATTACAAGGTACTCAAGGTTTACAGGGTACTCAAGGTTTACAGGGTGCTCAAGGTCTTCAGGGTACTCAAGGACTTCAGGGACTTCAAGGACTTGCAGGAACAACTCAGGGTACTCAAGGGTTACAGGGTGCTCAAGGACTTCAGGGTCGTCAAGGTACTCAGGGTCTTCAAGGACTTGCGGGAACAACTCAAGGTACTCAAGGAACCCAAGGACTTCAGGGTGCTCAGGGACTTCAGGGACTTCAAGGACTTGCAGGAACAACACAGGGCACTCAAGGTTTGCAGGGTGCTCAGGGACTTCAGGGTCTTCAGGGTCTTCAGGGACCTGCAGGAACAACTCAAGGTGCTCAAGGTACTCAAGGACTTCAAGGTCGTCAAGGTACTCAAGGACTTCAGGGACCTGCAGGAACAACTCAAGGTGCTCAAGGTACTCAAGGTCTACAGGGTGCTCAAGGACTTCAGGGTCTTCAGGGACCTGCAGGAACAACTCAAGGTGCTCAAGGTACTCAAGGACTTCAAGGTCGTCAAGGTACTCAAGGACTTCAAGGACTTGCAGGAACAACTCAAGGTGCTCAAGGTACTCAAGGTTTACAGGGTGCTCAAGGTTTTCAGGGTCTTCAGGGACTTGCGGGAACAACTCAGGGAACCCAAGGTTTACAGGGTACTCAGGGTCTTCAGGGTACTCAGGGTCGTCAAGGTACTCAGGGTCTTCAAGGAGCTCAAGGAATTCCCGGTGCGCTCATAGCTACAATTCCATCAACAATTACAAAATCAACATTTACTGCTACTGCTGGTCAGACAACATTCTCGGTTACGTATGGAGCACAATATATTCTTGTATATCTAAATGGTTCTCATTTACAAGAGTCTGTAGATTATACCGCAACTAATGGTACTACAGTTGTTCTTACCGTTGGTGCATCTGCCGGAGATATTATTGAGGTCGTATATTTTAACTTGGGCAATTATGTCGCAGGAATTCAAGGTTCTCAAGGACTTCAAGGTGCTACTGGTGCTACTGGAGCTACAAATGTTACTCTCTCTGATGACACAACTACCAATGCCACCAGATACCTTTTATTTGATGATATAACTACTGGTTCGGTTGATTCTGTGAATGTTTCATCCACAAAACTTACCTTTAATCCTTCAACAGGAAATCTTACTTGTGCCGGAACAGTTACAGCAAACTCCGATGAAAAAATTAAAGAAAATATCAAAACTATTGAAGGTGCATTAAATAAAGTTTGTGAACTTCGTGGAGTAGAATTTGATTATAAGCAAAATAATCAGCACTCGTTAGGGTTTATAGCTCAAGAAGTTGAAAAAGTTATACCTCATCTTGTTTTTGGTGATGATCCTAAATCAGTTGCATACCAAAACTTTGTTGCACTTCTTGTAGAAGCAATTAAAGAACTTAAATATGAGGTTGAAATTTTGAAGAATACTATAAATAATAACAAGTAAATTAATGAAAGTAGAGTGGCAATAGTTATTGGTGGTGGTTCCGGTAATGCTATCTCAATCAATTCTTCTGTAGGATCTGCTGGACAAGTAATTGTTTCTGACGGAACCAATTCTTCGTGGGGAAGTGTTTCTGGAGATGGATTTGTAGCGGGAACAAAACTGATGTTTGCTCAAGATATAGCACCAACTGGATGGACTAGAGTAACAGACGATTCGGCAAATAACAGAATGCTTAGAGTCGTATCTGGTGGTGGTGATGTTGGTGGTGCCTTCGCAGGTTCTGCATCCCCAATTCTGAATAATGTAGTTCCGGCACACACTCATAGTTTTACCACTGGTAATCAAAGTGTGGATCACAGTCACACCGGAAATACTAATAATGAATCAAATGACCACGCACACATCTATAGTGCAAGTAATAATAATAATACGACACGTGATGTCTTAGGGTTAAATGCAGCAGTTAATAGTGGAGTATTTAATGCTGGGACTAGTGGTGTAACTGCCAACCACTTTCACTCATTTGGTACAGGTGGACAAAGTGTCTCACACAGTCACAGCGGTACTACAGATAATGGTTCTAGTGCAACAAACTGGGCTCCTAGATATATTAATATGATTTTATGCTCTAAAAATTAAAAAAATGATTATGGAAAACGAAGAACTTATTTTGGGTTATCAATGGTCTCCCGAAACTAAAAAATATATCGGTGAATACAAATTTCCAAATAATAAAGACAAGGACGAGATTCATTTACCACCATTTACCACACTAGTAAAACCTCCAGAGACAGGAAAAGAATCTGTTGCATACTGGAATGGTGGGGAATGGTTTATAGATATAGATCCTGATGCTATAACTGAACATCCTCCAATTAATGATTATGAGTTGTTAATGCCGGATTATATTGATTACTTAAAATCTAATGATTTATGGACTACCGATGATGAAAATAAAAGACAAGAAGCACTAGATAATGTAGAAAAAAGAAGAATAGAACAAGAAAGAGAACAAGAGGAAATAGAAAAAAATAAAGATTATCTAGAATTGTTAAAAAATATTAGAAATCAATTACTTACACAATCAGATTGGACTCAATTGCCAGATGTACCATTATCCGAAGAGCAAAAAGAATCTTGGAGAATCTATAGGCAAAAACTAAGAGATTTGCCAGAAAATATTAATGATCCAAAAGCATTAGTTCTTGACCAAACACATCCAGATTGGCCGATTGCTTTTATTTGATACTTAATGTATTATAATCTATAACTATAAATTTAAATATGAAAAAAGGAACCTTCTGCCCTCTTATTAAAAAAGAATGTATAGAAAATAAATGTGCTTGGTTTACTCAGATTAGAGGAGTAAATCCAAACACCGGACAAGAAGTTGACGATTGGGCGTGTGCCGTGAAATGGATGCCTATACTTACTATTGAAGTTGCACAAAAATCAAATCAAACTGGCGCTGCGGTTGAGTCCTTTAGAAATGAAGTCGTAAAGGCAAATCAACAAAATCAGCAACTTTATATGAATACTTTACAACAAGGAATTGTTCCGGCACAAATTACCCCACTAAATCAACCAATAAACACTCTACCCGAAGCAGAGTTCTAAGTTGCTAATTATAAATAAAAATAAAAATGGGAAAGGCAAGAGATACTGGTAATTTTGTTTCTGATAATATTGCATTTGCCAATATTACAAATGATAGATTGGGAATTGGAACAACTAGTCCATCATCTGCTTTGGATGTAAATGGAACCATTACGGCAAGTAATACTCCATTTTTTAGAACTGGACCAACAATTTCTGCGGACTATACAATCGGTCCATCTTATAATGAAATGAGTGTTGGTCCAATCACAATAAATAGTGGCGTCACAGTAACTGTAAGTTCAGGCGGCAATTGGGTTATTATTTGAGATAAAATATGAGTACTTTAAAAACTAATACAATTCAGACAGTTGCGGGGAAGACAATACTTGGTAGTACTGGAAGTATTCTTCAAGTTGTATATGGAGAGGATACGTCACAATTTGATGTGACTGTTCTCAGATCTTATCAAGTATATTATAGTTTAAATGTTACTGCAATTGCCAATAATAGTAGATATGTTTTAGATGGATTTTTTACTGGATGGTCTGGAGTATCGTTAGGTGGTGACTTTAGGTATGGTAGATCAAATATTGGATATTCTGTAACAATTTCAGGATCAACTACAAGAATACTTGGTGTAGATGGAATAAATGGAGATTCTTGGGCACAAACCAGTGGGGCTATTGATAGTTTTGGAAGGGTAATAGTGGGGCAAGCACTACATAGTAGACCTGTAGTTTATACTTCAACATCTCCGGCAGGAACTTTACTAACATTCAATCTTCTTGCTGCGTCTTATGAGGTTGTACCATTAAGACTTACTACTTCAGGATTTGGACAAAAATCTGGATTTACTATAATGGAGGTGTCAGCATGATTGAGTTGGATATTCTTAAAAAGTTTAGTACTGATATTTCATCTGCAGTTTTATCCTTAAGACCTAATGCACAATTTTTAGTACGAGGAAATTGTTATGAAGGTATAGAATGGTTAGAAAAACCAGTATGGGAAGGTGGTCAAAAGAAACCCACAAAAGAAGAGGTAGACGCAGAAATAATAAGACTTCAAAGAGAGTGGGACAATACCGAATATCAACGCCTGAGAGCAGCAGAATATCCACCGATGGCTGATTATCTTGACGGTATTGTAAAAAACGATCAAGAGCAAATACAAACATATATTGATGCCTGTCTTGCGGTAAAGGCAAAATATCCTAAACCAGAAGGTGTAGAGTAATGAGTACTTTAAGAACTGACGTAATCACAACGGTTGCCGGAAAACCCATTCTTAATAGTACTGGAAGTATTATACAGGTTGTTCATGTTGCAAAAAGTGATAGTTTTACCGGAGTATCCGTGCAAACTGGTACTGGTTATTACATAGATGTTCCTGGATTAAGTGCATCAATAACACCGAGTAGTTCAAGTAATAGAATACTTATTTTGACTAATCTGTATGTTGGAGCATCAACAGAAGGAGCATCCGGATATCAGGTACATTTTAGAATAAAAAGAAACGGAAGTCCTTTTTTCTTTTCACCTATCTTCGAAGGTGTTAGACCCGCATCGGCAGGAACAATTAACATGTATACAGACCCAGCATATGATCCCGCCAGCCTTCAATATAGAATGTCACAACTTAGTGGAGTTCATTATGATAGTCCGGCATCTACATCGTCAGTAACTTATCAAATAGCATTAGGTAGATATTCTGGTAGTCCCACTGTTTATTTAAATAGATCACAAATCTTTCAAAATGTCGCTAATGATTATGATTCTGTTCCTACTTCCACCTTAACATTAATGGAGGTTTCTGCATAATGGATTTAACAAAAGCAATACTATCATTAAGACCCGGATCCGTATGGTCATTAGATGGTGAATCTTATGACGGATTATGGTGGTCTAATGAAAACGAACTTCCTCCACCAACAGAGGAAGAACTTCAAGCGGAAGGAGAAAGACTTCAACAAGAATATGAAAGTAAACAATATCAAAGAGACCGTGCCTCTGCTTATCCACCTATTCGAGAACAACTAGATACTTTATATCATCAAGGTTATGATGGTTGGAAAGCGACTATTGATGAAGTCAAAAATAAATATCCAAAACCAGAAAACTTATGAGTATCTTAAATGTAGGTGAAGTTCAAGCAAACTTCATTAAAAGCACTACCGGAAATACTGCTTTATCGATTGATAGTTCTGGTATAGTTTTAAATTCCAATAGACCAGCATTCACTGCCCGAAATATTAGTGCAACAGGAATTCCGATACTGTCTGGAAATATTATTTTAAATACAATAATATTAAATAATGGAAATTATTATAGTACTTCAACTGGAAATTTTACTGCTCCTGTATCTGGATTATATTATTTTAGTTTTACTGGATTTACTGAAGCAAGTGCAAGTGGAAGTAATAACATAGAAATTAGACTTAATAATACAGCAATTGTCAGAACATTTACCAGTGAAACCGTAAATAATTTTCGTCCTTTTGCCACAGAATGTATCATATCACTAGCAACAAATGATACTGTAAGACCATATTCTTTTATTGATATACACCCAAATCAAAATCCTGTTTTTACTGGATTTCTCTTAGGATAAAACTATGAACTACACAATCACTTTAACAGAAGCACAAGAAAAAGCACTCGCTTATGTTTCTTATGATACACAAGAATGGATTGAAAATGCAGTATATAATAGATGCAGAATTGCGATTGATGAAATAGTCGCACTAGAGGTAGAAAGAATTACCTCACAAGGCGGAGAACTTTCGGGAACAAAAGAGGATATAGTTCTTGCCGCACCCATCAAATCTGCCAGAGAACGGCAAGAGGAATTTGATTGCCAAAACCCCTTGACACCACCCGCCTGATGCCCTATAATACCTAGGTAATCAAACGAAACGCCTGATGCCTGCCGAAGAGACCCTGACCCGCTGTGTTGTTGATACTCTTGCTCGTAAGTTCTACCTGTATTCTAATGAGGGTGGTGAACGAGTTGTAAATTGTGAGACCGTAGACCAGTTTATGAATGTTCTTGAAGTGGTTCGTGCTCAGGTAAGTGATGATTGTCTTGCATATTCTGATCCCCTTTGATAAATGGAAGAGTTTACTGTAGAAGAATTTCAAGCAGACTTTGATGCTCTTATGAATAGAGTAGAGAACGGAGAGTCTTTTATGATTCATAGCGAACACGGAGATGCTATGATGATTCCTGCACACGACGACCTTATCCGAATACACACGGACCACGAAGAAGGTTGTTGATTTTTTGCGAGTGAGACTTGGTAGTCAGAGGGCACTTATAACGCCTTTGCCCCAGATTAGGGCCTTTGACCTGGTTCGAATCCAGGCACTCGTATTGCTATTCGTTATTTGCGAATAGCGAATGCTTCTTTACCAATCTGGTGAATGGACCGTTCTCATAAAGCGGCGAAGGTGGGTTCGATCCCCTCAAGGAGCACTTGACCTTTATGACTCTTTGAGTTATAATGGTCTCATACAAGCGAGTATGGTGGAATCGGTAGACACACCAGACTTAAAATCTGTTGAGCGTATGCTCGTGCCAGTTCGACCCTGGCTACTCGCACTCAAAAATATTTGGGTTATAAATATCATTAGATACTTGAACCTATATGCCTTATAAAAACAAAGAAAAGCAAAAAGAATATCAAAAAAAGTGGCACTCTGAACATAAACTTCCAAAAACAAAACAAACTTCTCATAATAAGAGAAAACAAATGGTCGAAGAGGCAAAAGATAAACCTTGTGCCATCTGTAAAGTTAAATACCCTCCTTGTGCTATGGATTTACATCATATCGATCCATCAACAAAAGATATGGGTGGCATATCTGGAATGGTGAGAATGGGTTCTTACCAAAAATTACAAGAAGAGATTGATAAATGTATTCCTTTATGTGCTGTTTGTCATAGACTACTTCACAACGATCTTGCTGAACTTATTCTAAATTAGTCTCCCATTTCCTACTTAAAATAAATATAAGATATTGAAGTATTCATATGTCTTTTAAGTACAAAATCACTCACGCATACTGCTGGTACAATAATGGCAGTATGATAGTGAAAATGTACTTCATCAACGAGATTCCCTTTACCTTTGATGAGCTCCCAGACGGGCACTTATACGACCAAGAACTCTGTAAAACAGCGGACAAATATCGTACATTTGAACCAGAAGATTTATATAAAAACTCTTTCTATCTTATAGACGAGGAGGCACATCCTTGCCTGTTTATGATGGACCTAGAAAACCCAGAGGATATGCCCCCAGATGTAGAATATCTTTTTGATGAGGAGGATTTGACTTCATAAATAAAACATAGAAATAATTTAGAAGTTATAATCCGATGCCTCTGAATAAATTAGACAATTTTATAAAGAATACAGAAGGTCGTATTCTTTATGTAAGTCCAAGTGACCTTGATTCTACTGATAGTATTAGTAATCAGGGTAATTCACTTGCCCAACCATTCAAAACGCTGCAGAGAGCACTTTTAGAGGCAGCAAGATTTTCTTATCAAAAAGGAAATAGTAATGATGAAGTAGAGAAGACCACGATTCTTTTGATGCCTGGTCAACATACGGTTGATAATAGACCCGGTTTTTCTATAAAAAATGTTGGTGGTACGGCAACAGTAACATCTCCGAGTGGTGCAACATCTGCGGCATCGAGTACATTATCACTCACTCTTGATTCGGTATTTGACCTCACACAAGAAGATAATATTCTTTATAAGTTTAATAGTGTTAATGGTGGTGTTGTTGTACCCAGAGGAACTTCAATTGTTGGTCTAGATTTAAGAAAGACCAAGATTCGTCCAAAATATGTCCCAAACCCAACTGATTCTGCTGTTTCAAACTCGGCAATTTTTAGAATCACTGGTGCCTGCTATTTCTGGCAGTTCTGTATTTTTGATGGTAGCACAGAAGGTACGGTATATACTGACCCAGCAGACTTCTCAGTTAATAATCAATCAGTACCAACATTCTCTCACCACAAACTCACCTGCTTTGAGTATGCCGATGGTGTAAATTTAGAAAATACAGGTCTTACTGACCTTGATATGTATTATGCAAAACTGTCTAATGCATTTAATCTTGCATCCGGTAGAGATATTGATGATAAGTATCCCGCAAAACCTCTTGGTTTTGAAAAGCAAAGACCCGAATGGGAGATTGTAGGTGCCTTTGCTGCGGACCCAATTGAGATTTCTACTATTGAGGCTGGAAGTGGTGGAACACCAAACAGTCAGGTTACGGTTAAGACAACAATACCTCACGAACTTACGGCAGGAACTCCAATCAAGATTAGTGGAGTTTCGCCAGTAGACTATAATATCTCTACAAAGGTTCAGAGTATTAGTGAAACCGACCCAACAGTCTTTACATATTTACTTCCTAATTTCCGTCTTAATTTACCAACACCCGGAAATGCATCAAGTGGATTAGTAACGATTGAGACTGATACGGTTTCTGGTGCATCACCTTATATCTTTAATATTTCCTTGCGTTCTGTTTATGGAATGAACGGAATGCTTGCCGATGGTAGTAAGGCATCGGGATTCCGTTCGATGGTTGTTGCACAATTTACTGGCGTATCTCTACAAAAAGATGACCGTGCATTTGTAAGATACAATCCAACAAATAGAAACTATTCGGATAATATTGCCATAACCAGAGTTGCCGGTGCAACTTTATCTTCTCAGTCATCCTCACTTGGTACAGTTTATCACCTAGAACCATTATCAATTTATAGAAGTGGATGGGAATCCAGTCACATAAAAGCAACGAATGATGCTTTTATTCAGATTGTTTCCGTCTTTGCAATTGGATTTAATAAGCACTTTGATGCCGAAAGTGGTGGTGACTTAAGCATTACCAACTCCAACTCAAACTTTGGTCAGATTTCACTTGCCTCTGCCGGATTTAAAAAAGAAGCATTTGACAAGGATAATAATGCATTTATTACCTCAATTATTGCTCCCAGAGCAATTGTGGGAGAAGAAGAAAATGTTGATTGGATTTCATTAGATGTTGGTATAACTACGAATACGACAATAAATCCAGGTCAAAATAGACTTTATCTTTTTGGATTTACTGCCGAAGATGATGTACCACCAGTCCTGACTCAAGGATATAGAGTTGGTGCAAAGGTAAGTGATAAATTATATTTTACCGCAAACGGAACGGAATATTCGGCAAATATTCTAATGTCCGATGGTGTTACAAGTTCTGTAAAGGAACACACAGTAACTTCTGGACCATCATCTAATATCTTTACGATTGGTACTCACAATATCCAAACAGGTGAAAAAGTTATTATTCTGAGTGATGATGGAGACCTGCCAGAAAATATTGTAGAAAATACAGTTTATTATGCAATTCGTGAGTCTTCTACTGAAATTAAACTTGCTTCTTCACAATCGGCAGCTATAAATGGTAATGAAATTAATGTTTATTTAGGAACTAATCTAAGAATTCTAAGTAGAGTATCTGATAAAATTGCCGGTGATGTTGGTCATCCAGTACAGTTTGATACTGCAAATAATCAGTGGTATATTACCACAAATGCAGGTAGTTCCATCTATACTGCATTCACTTCATTAGGTGTTGCGGGATTAACCGAAAGAACCGAACCTTCTTATATTAAGAGAATTGCCGACACCAGAAGTCTAGATGAAAAAATCTATAAGATTAGAGTTGTAATTCCAAAACAACTAGAGAATGCCAAAAATCCCGAGAATGGATTTGTCATTCAGGAATCTAGTTCAACCGGATATCGTGATAATGCTGATTCTAGTCTCTCTAGTCTTACTACAACGGACTATGATTATAATAGAAATCTAAGTTTTATTGCCAAGTGTACACGAGCTTCTAATACAGTAACGATTATATCGGAACTTCCACACAATCTTAATGATGGTGATAGTATTATCATCAAAAATGTAACGGACGGTGATGAAAATCCTACCGGTGAAGATGACCTTGGTTATAATGGAACCTTTACGGTTGAATCTGTTGTTGATGATATGACATTTACATATTTAACAACAAGAACTCCGGGAACTACATTTACAAATAATACAACTGTCAGAACAACTTCGCTTCCAAGATTTGAAAGAAATGATTTACGTTCAAATCTTTATATTTACAGAAATGAGGTAATCACACCATATATTGAAAATGTTCAGGATGGGGTTTATCACCTCTATGTCTTAAGTGCGGATAAGGCAGTTCCAACCGAGTTTACAAATATCAAGTATAGTCAAAATGTTGTTGACTTGTATCCTCAGTTGGATAGAGATAATATTAATGATACTCCAACATCTGCCAAGACATTTGCTAAAAGGTCTCCGATTGGAGATGTTGTAACAAATGACCTTAAGAAGAGCATTACCAAAGAGTCTAGTGATGCCTTACTTACAAGTTTAAATGTTGGTCTTGATGTTTCCTCTGTTTCTAGTTCTACATCAAGTGCAACGATTACCTTTGCCAGAGAGCACGGTCTTGCTGGTATTGTAACCTGTAGCACTTTAGATGGTGGTGCCACTTATACTCCAGGAACATATCAAAATGTCAAACTTCTAAACGGTTCTCAGACTGGAACTTGGAGGGGAGCAACCGCAAATGTTGTTGTTCATATCAGTGGAGCGGTTGCTTCTGCCGATATTGTTTCTTCTGGATCTGGTTATTCTGCCGGTTCTGGAGCTAACGGTTTATATTTTGATTCTTCTGTAATAGGTAATGGTAATGGTTCTGCCAGATTTAATGTTGCCACATCAGGAATTACAACGGCAATTGGTAATGTGGTTCAATTTACTGGTGCCGGTACAACTTCCGATACTTATCATCGTATTACGGCAGTTTCTGCAGACAATCAGATTTCTATTGCCAGAACTACGGGTGACCCTGTTATTACCACATCTCAATATGCCTTTGTTGTTGGACCTTCTGTACAGATTCAGACAACCACTTATTCTAGCAGCGTTGGTATAAGAACCTTCAATTGCTATGCACCTCACGGACTAGTTGCCGGTAATAGATTTAGAGTTATTGATTCTTCAAATAATAATCTAGGTGATTATATTGTAAAGGATAGAATTAGTACTACTTCATTTACATCACTTACTCCTTCTATCAATAGTTCCAATAATGGATATATTCTGAAGCACGGACTGTCGGCAAATGATGCAAGTTCTGATTCTTCTGCGGAGAATCTAGGAGTACGAAGTGTTCCTTTATTTGATAAGGAAACTCTTGTTGCCAGTGCCGGAATTAGTACTACTGATACTCTAATTGCAGTTTCAAGCCCTGTAGGAGCAGACGCAATTACCAAGAGATTCCCACTTGGTTCTTATATTCAGATTGATGAAGAGATTATGAGAGTTGCAAGTAGCACTCTATCTTCAAGTTCTATTACGGTGATTCGTGGATCTCTTGCCACAAGACAAACCGCTCATGATAATGGTTCACTTATTAGAAAGATTAATCCAATCTCAATTGAGTTTAGAAGACCTTCTATCGTTAGGGCATCAGGTCATACTTTTGAATATCTTGGTTATGGTCCCGGAAACTACTCAACCGGATTGCCTCAGGTTCAGACCGTAACCTTAACCGAAAGAGAAGAGTTCTTGGTACAATCTCAAGAAAGGTCTGGTGGTATTGTTGTTTATACTGGTATGAACAATAATGGAGACTTATTTGTAGGTAATCGTAAGACATCATCCGCAACTGGTGAAGAAGTTACTTATGATAATCCAATTCCAACGATTACCGGTGAAGACCCATCTAGATTAAGTGCGGTATTTGATGAGGTTACAATTAAGGAAAGACTTGTTGTTGAGGGTGGAAACTCTGGTACAATTCTTTCTCAGTTTGATGGTCCGGTTACATTCAATAAAGAAGTTAAACTTACTGCTGCAGTAAATGCTAAGTCACAATTAAAGGTTAGTGACACAACTCAATCCACAACTACCACAAACGGAGCACTCGTTGTAAGTGGTGGTGTTGGTATTGTCAAGAATTTAAATGTTGGTGGAACTTCTACTCTCACCGGTCTTCTAGACGCCAATGGCGGTGCAACAATTGATAACGTAAGAATAGGTGTTGCTGGTGATAATGAAATTGATACTTCCACAGGAAACTTAACAATTGATTCTGCTGGTGGAACCACAACAATTGATGATGATCTGAGCGTCA